GGACCAGCAAGCATACCAACAGCACCACCAAGAACAGCACCAGCGATAGCACCAATGCCAGTATTCTTAATCTCGTCAAAGATACTGCCAACGGTACTAGAAGCTCTATACAGAAGATTCATCATGGTAGAACCACTAATAGGATCAGTCTGATTAGTAGCTTCAATGGAATAGTAGTTGTTCAAAGCTTCTTGAAGTTCATCTGGATCATTTCCATTCAGAGCTTCACTGATAGCAATTGCAGCATCAGATATGGCATCTCCTCTCTTAAAAGAATCAATGATCTTCTGAAGGAAAGTTCTTTCAATAGCCATTACCACATGCCTCCATAGATAGTATCGGTAATAATAGGCTTCTTTTCGCTGTTCAATCTTTGCATAGCTCTTTCTTTAGCCAGTTCTATATTAGGCTGCCAAGTTACATATCGGCCTTGTCTCAACTGCTTGGGCTGTGTAGCTTGCCATCTCTTTCTCTGCTGCTCAATTGCTTCTTCGACATACTGATTAAATTTCTGTCGCTGCTGCATGGCATCCAACTTAACATTAAGTTGATTAACTTCTTGTTGTATGGCCGCAGAAGTGGCGGGAATTTGATTTATTCTTTTTCTGAGAATTTTGATAATTTCATCAGAATGGCTAGCATTGCTGTTTTCAGCACTATCCAAAAATAAATTAATATTAGAGATTTCTTCACCAACAGTGGTATGTGCACCAGCCAAGTTAGTCATAGGTTGAGTAAATAGGTTCTCAATGGATTGGACCATTTCCTCATCTTGTTCAGATGGAGTGAATCCAAGACTAGTACCTAGATAGTCAATAACGTTTCTCAGCTTTGCTCCATAGTTGGAGAAGTATCCTTCTTCCTGTACTGGTTGTGACGCTGGCTTTTGTATAACTGGTTTTAGGTCACCAGTTTTTTCATCAAGCTGATAGGTATACTTACCAATAACTACAGTTGGAACAGTAGAATCTTTTGTTTGATCTGAGAAATTATGACCAGTTAGATCAAACAGAGTTGAAAGATCAGTTTTCTTTGGGTTAACTATAGATTGTGCAGCCTCCTTAGCACCAATGAACTCAAGTTGCACTGCTGCTTTAAGTTTACTTTTTTGCTCAGGAGTGAGATAATCACATTCATCAATGGCTCTAATTCTTGCATCGAGCTCTTGCTGTTTCTGTATGCGTTGGCGTTCCTCTGCCTCAAAATCAAGCTGAGAAGCCAGCTTCATTTTATCGATTTCCCATTGCTTGGCCTCTGCAATTTTCTTCAATTCCATTTGATAATCAAGAAGTTTCATACTTCTCTGGAAGTCAATTTCCATCTGCTGCAATTCCTTTTGAGCTTGGATTTTCTGAGTAATCTCAGCCTGTTGTTTGGCTGCCTGAGCTTGTCCAGCTTTAACTGCAAGATCAGCTACAGTAGCACCATAACCAGAGACGGGACCATAAACAATTGCCATTGAATATCTACCTTTAAAATAAATTACATTCAAGATCAGGACATCGCGGTAATACGACCATTAACGGTTGTGATGCTAGTGATTCCTGACAGACTATGCACGCCATCAGCAATTGGCGTAACTTGGGTTTGTGCAGTAGCAATACCACCAGCCAAGGCAGTAACATCACAAATCTTGCCAGCAGAAGAGGCTTGAGTAACACCATCAGTACCATTGAGGTTGAAAGCAGTATCTGCTCTAATCTTTCCAGCCACCTCAAGTTTTTCAGACCCAGAAGTTTTGCCAATAAGAATCGACCCTCCATTAGTGATTCTCATTTTTTCTGTCAAGGTGTCAGAACCATCTGGCGTAGTCCAAAAAGAAAGTCCACCAGGACAGTCTGTGGTGTCACCACCAGTGCCCCATTCACCATCAGCAAAACCTACTATTTGAGCCGAATTTTTAGCTGCACCATAGTAACCTTGGAAATTCAATATTCCAAGAATATCGCCATTGACTGTATTTCCGGGACTTGCCTTCGATCCCCGATAATGAGACATAGTAAAATGTGGACAATGGCTAGCTGTATTAGAATAAGTATACAAAGTATAATATAACCGACTGCTATTCCGATGACAGGCAAACGATGTATCAGAATCAGCTATAATTTCAAATTGATAGCCTGGAGTAGAAGTATTGATACCAACACGATGATTAGTCGCATCGATATAGAGAGTATCTGTATCAACTGACAAATCACCTGTACTACTCAATTTCATCCATTCAACAGAGGAGGCACCATTTGTCCATCTACAACCACCACCATCAACACCTCTCCATTGAGCAAGATTGTTGTTACCACCATCATTCTGAAGCACAATGAACGGCTCAGCAGTGCTGGCTCGTGCAAATTGAATACCACCAGCAATAACGGACTTATTGCTCCCTACGGTCATGCCACCACTGAATATACCATGAGTTAAACCAGAAGTAGTAGTGATTACATCAGACCCATTAAGATTAAAAGCAGTGTCAGCCCGAATCTTTCCAGCTACTTCAAGTTTTTCTGATCCAGTCGTTTTACCGATTAGTACTAACCCACGATTGTCAATTCGCATCCGCTCTGTCAAGGTGTCAGAACCATCTGGCGTAGTCCAGAACGAAAGTCTACCAGGTGCATCAGAAGCATCACCACTAGTGTCCCATTCACCATCTGCATAAACCCTAACCGCACCAGCCAAGATTACATTGCCAGCAGCAGCACTATAACCACCTCCAGCAATTTGGTACAATCGATCATCGTTCTGCACAGTAGTAGGAGAAGCAACAGTACCACGGTAATGATAGCCATTGAATGAGCAACCATTAGAACTATCACAATAGGTTTGCAGCAATACGATAGCAGAAGAGCTTTCTTTGAGGACCGTCAAACCTTGTAATTGAGGCTCAGCCGAAGTAGGCAAACTAAGTTCTTGTTCAGAGAGAGTAAGTCCATTGGCTGTACCAAGCGTTATGGGCACATGCAAATTAGAGACTTGAGCGGAAGTCAGATGATAATATTCTCCACTGGCTCCACCCTGCAAACCACTAAGATCATTATGACTAAGTCCACCTCCACCAGAAGCAAGAGATACAACTCCATCTGTTACAGAAAAGTTAGAGGAATTGAAGGACGCAATACCTTTTGTAGTGGTTGTGGCATTGATATAGACTCCACTAGAAAGCTGATTCGCGGCAACACGCTTATAACTAGTTCCATCTGAAACATCATCAAGCGTAGCTGAGCCAGACACAACCCCTGAAGAAGCTTTTAGAACTCCACTCAAGGTATCAATTGTCAAATTACTGGAAATAATATCAGTAACATTCAAGCTACTGAATGTAGGATTGGCATTTGGACCAAGTAGAAATGCAGACAACTTGCGAAGAGCTTTCGCAGTGACTTTATTTGCTTCCTGGACAGAAGCCCAATCCCCAGATTTAATTTCAGGAATATATGGAATTCCTTGTGACATTTTTTTACGCTCCATAGCCAGCCGTCAACAACTGCGTTAGCAGACTATAATCAATAGGAGTTTCTTGAATATCAGTAATAAACTGAGCTTTGGCGGCTTTTGCAGAAGCAAGTTTCTCAGCCTTCAAGTCTTCCAATTTCTGTCTGGCAGGCATACCAACCTCTTGTTCCCATTTACTGGGCAAACCAGCAGTAAGAGTAGTGCCATACAGACCAGAGGAAACCAAACTCTGTTGGGCAGCAGCAATATCCTTACTCTTCTGCTGTTCAATCATAGTGAGTTGGCTCTGTCCATAGCTGCCTTCTGGACCGTACATTCTGATAATTTCGTCCAGAATGCTACGCACTTCATTCTCTCTAGCCTTGGTTTTCTTTTCTTGCTCAGCTTCAAGTTTAGATATCTGATTCAAATAGTATTTCTTTTGGTCCTCTTCATACTTATTGAGAGCATCATAGTATGCACCATAGTTAGTCCAGGTGCCACCTCCCATACCACCTAGTGGCTCGACAAATTGAGAGATAGTTGGTTTTTTAAGGTTAGAATTGTATGAAATTGTAGCCATTTAATACCTTTCTACTTCCTCAAGATGGCCAGCAATATTTTCAATGGAGAAAGATTCACCAGCCGTATTATTTTTAATGTTAATTGCTATAGCATTACCAGTAGCTCGATTCCTGATTCTATTAGCTTTACCAGGACCAGTAACTACATCAGATTGCAGTGGAGTATCTCCATCATTAAAAGATTCAAGAACTTCTTCTGCACTGTTGCCAGTATAGACTTCAATAGTAGCACTATTAGAATCAGAATAGGTTCCACTAGAGGCACCACCACTCAGCACTACAGTAGTAGACACTAGCTTAACTTTATTGGTATTATCCGGTGTTTCAATAATAGGCAATAGTACATTTGCATCGATGGCTACACTTGAATTTGTAGATTCATCATTTTTAGAGGAGTCATCATGTGTCCTGATAAAACCGTCTGTAGAGCCCAGCAGCAATCCAGAATAGGTAGGATCAACTGCATTATAATAAAACATAGAGTAAACACCACAAGAATCCGGATAAGACTCAGGGAAAAATCCTTTTTTCGCAATATCATAATAGTAGCAAATATTAGCTCCTGTAGCCAGTGTGGTAATTGTAATAAGAACTCCATCTCTTATTGGATCATATCCTAGCAAAACTCTATGTGTGTCAGAATTAACAGACAAGTCTGTAAAAATATTAGGAAGCACACTCTTTGTAATGTTCTTAATAGGATTAAACCCAACTGGCAATACATGGATACCAGAACTAGATGCAAAATAGAGGTTTCTATCTCCATCAAAACACCAACTTCTAGCACCAAATATGCCCTTAGTTAAGTCAACTTCCTGTAGAGTACCACCTTCGGCAGGATCACCCTTCAACACCCAAATACTATTAATACAACCAAAAATAAGATATTCATCACTATAAGGAATCAAGGCAGTAATGATGTCACCCATTTCACCAGCATCTGCATCTTGTCCAGCAACAGGACTTTGGGCATCATTGGCAGTATAGGCCCAATCCCAAGGATTGGCTTGCCTACTCATATACCACTGATATGGATAATTAGGATTGCCACTCAAGACACAACGTCCCCTGTACAGACACCCAAGATAAGCCTTTTCTGGCATTGCTCCCGAAGTACCACCGGGGTAGACAGTCCAATCATACCAGTGTGGATTAGAAGCCACAGCAGATGGAGTAAAAGATGTACCACTTCCTGAGCCACTCACAGTATGTGCAGTATCAAAAGTTCCATTGGACACAAATCCATAGGTATGAGTTTTTGTTGAATCTGTAAAATCAACAATCATTTGAGCACCAGTAGTGGCTTGTGTGATAACATCACCGTGAGCATGAGCCGTCGTCAAGGTAGTGTGTGTCAATTTCGTATTGATAAAATCTGCTACTTTCAGATTAGCTCCATTGACAACCATAATTTTGCCAAAGGCTTCAAACATATCAAGTTGGTCAGAGGTATCAACATCACCTACTGAATCCGAAAGTTCGACAAATGTACCAGCCATGTTTATTCCTCATACCATATTGCATTATACCCAGCCACCACTAATGTAGATCGATAGTTCAATGGTCTAAGGTTAGCAGTTGCCATTGCTTGAATATCACTAGTTCCAGAAAAATTAGCTCCTGATGTAATATATTCCAAAACATCAGCAGAAGCTACAATACTTCCAGCTCCACTAAAGGATGCAGCACCTTCGACTACAACAGTGCCACCGGACTGATCGACTCCTATATTCCAGCTATAGTCTAAACCAGAGGAATCATTTTGATAGGCACCAATATTCCATTTATATTCTGCCATACTACAAACCAATCATAGAATCAGGCTGCATACCAGCATCAAAGCAAGGACTACCAGACTGTAAAGTAAAATCACCAGACGAAGGATTATTAAGCAGTGGATTGGTGGCTAACATATTTGTTGCATCAAGCGTAACATTAGATAAATCGGTTGTATTATACAGACAGTTATTTTTTATAACACCATTTCTATACAATCCTTCAGAACCAGCTGACATGCCAGTAGTACAGCCAGAGATAATATTATTTATTGTTATTGGAGCATACGTATTAAAGTTGATGCCAGTGCCACACCCATAAATAGTATTGCCAATAATAAATTTAGATTGACTGCCCGCAGCTATTCCCGGCCCTGAACAATTAGCAACAACACAATTCAAAACTGTAGCTGCAAGAATCCCACTGGAACTGTCATGAATATAACAATATTGTATAACAGTATCATAAGAAGAAAAAGAAATGGCATAACCATTAGTACTGACAGCTTCACATTTTAAAAGCATGATGCTGTTGTTTGAGCCATAAAAACCATATCTAAGAGCAGTTCCACTGGTATTTACAGCCTTACAGTTATAGACAATACTAGAACCACCAGCCGTAACCACTGAAGTAGAAGTTCCAGTGAATCTTATGTTTTTGAGAATATTATAATTATTTGTATAGAAGATATATGAACCACAGTCTATTAATGGTCTGTTATCTCCTATTGGTTCATCATTTCGACTAGTATTATAGCCACAAATAATAATTGGCAGAGCTACAGTTCCAATCTGATTAGTAATAATTTCACCTAAAGTATAGGAGCCAGCTTTTATATAAACAGTATTGCCTGCCACTTTATTACTGCCGGAAAAAAAGTCTCCATCCAAACTGCCACCAATTTTGAACGCACCACCTACATTTCCAGTAACAGCTGTTTTGCTGGCACCGGCAGAGCGGTCAATGGTAACATTATTTCCATCTGTATAGGAAACAATTTCATACCATCCTGTAGTAGTGCCACCACCAGTAATATAAATAATGTTACCAACCATTGCAGCAGTAAAGCCACCAGTAGCACTGCTTAATCCAGTTCCAGCAGTATCTGTAGCAATATCAGACAGAGAGAGTTGGGGAGAATCCTGCTGAGAATAGTCAATTGAAGTGCCTGGATTTCTATTATAGAAACCACCACCATTAGTTTGAGAGCCAGTACTTCTAACTTCCCAAACTGTAGACGCATTCAAAGCCATAAATCACCTTAGTTAAGAGTAATAGTAACAGAGGAAGCTGGAAATTGTAATGTTTGCCCAGTCGTTATCCCTTTTGAGGAAGTCAACTCAGTGCTCCACAACAGATTTCCAGAAGTTGCAGCATCAAAAATTCCCATGTGTGTTATAGTACCCCAACTACCTGTGGCTGTTGGAAATGTAATAGCCGTGCCATTGGTTTTACTTCCATCACTTGCAGCATTCCACGTACTTCCAGAAATACTTACTCTGGCATATCCATTTCCAGAAGGTTCATCAAGGCCTGAACCATCCTCCGTAGGATCAGCCCTGGATAATCCAACATACAAACCAGAAACTTCGAACATAGAATCTAGATAATAATTTTCACCATAGTTGCTTAAAGACATATTTAATCCTATATTTCATAATAAATTCTATTTTTGGCAGCAGCGACAAGATATTTATGTACAGTAATCAAATTTGGCCCATCTACATAAATAAAATCAACATCTTCAACACCACCATCAGCAGGAGAAGTGCCAACTATTCCATCTTCTTTTATCAGTAATCTATAATACTGTCCATTATAGGTATTAGTAGACATTGGTGGAAAAATAGGAATAGTAGTAAAAGACCATGTATCACCAGTAGTAGTGCCAAACTGATTTTTAGCATCTACTCGCCATGAAAATGTAGTATTATACTTCAAATACCTGGTTGGAAGAGAATAACTTGTACTTTCTATATTAGGAACGGATAATCCATTAGAGCCATACAGATTATATTTAGTAGTTGCAGCACCGGCTCCAGCTTCCCATCCAAGCGTTTGAGTTAGTTTCTGGTTTGTTGCCCCAGAAGATGGAGTAGGAGTATGAGCTTTAGCTGGTCTCGGATCAAACCTCCAAATATCGCCAGTTACCACATTCTCCTCATCATCTAGAGCATCTACTCTCCAATACACTACATCTTGAATAGCAAGAATATAAGCTCTAGCGAGGGAGCCTGGCGACACATAATATCCTTCTTCGTCTAGAGTAGCAAATAATTGAAGAGTAAGTGGAGAATCACCAATATACAATTTGTACTGTACAGCACCTCCTCCATTTTCCCAGCCAAGAGAAAAATCAGAGAAATCAGCGCCAGCAGAAATTGAATCAGCAGGAGTGGGGTTCTTAGGTTTGGTCAGACCTTCGGGTTCAATCTCAAGATAAGTCTGAATTTCAATCCCATTATCACTCTGTGAATACCAATCGGCTGTGGTTTCTCTGGCATAGTTAGCCGTAAATCCCTCTACACTCATGTCGTAAGCCCGTGTCGGCGAAGTACCAGCGATAACGGCGTGCTCACTACCTGTAAAGGGAGCTTCAGCAGGTTTCTCTATCCAATCCGATGCACCATACCACCTCAAACCCATCATATCATAGTTAGTGTGTGGTGAGATGAAAAGCCGAATCACATACCAGCCAGTAACCGAAACAGTAACAGGAATGTCAAATGTAAACGTAATCCACGAAGGGCCAGTGACAGTATGTGGTATATTATCATAGTCTACCAAAGCAGTATTGCCAATAAAGATATACCCAGGTGCATACAACCCAACCCCAACATAACAAGAATCGGAGGAATGGGTCCTGGCCAAGTACAAACTAATAGAATTGACTGTAGCCATGTTTAACTTACCCTGTTAATTGCAGCAATAGCTACAACTGGTTCTTCAATAGAGCCTATTTGCGTCCCTTCACCCCATTTAACAAGACCGGGACGTTTCCCCAAACGCTGCCTGCCTCCCTGTACATCTGTAGGACGGACATTATTCATGTCAGAACTATACTCAGAAGGAGTAGTACAAACAGCATTACCTTTATTAATACCCTTTATAGGAAGTGGAAAAGTTGGTGAATTCATTTTAACCCCTATAACCCAATCTCTTCAATTCCTCTTTGGACAGAGCCTCCTCAATTGCTTCCTTTTCCTCTTGTCGATGCCGTTTAATTCTCTTCAAAGGAGCTTCCTGTTTGGACGGCTTATTGTCAGCAGATTTACTATCCTTATCTCCACTATGAGTATACTGATAATAAGTCATTGTATTCTTGTTGATTCCGACTTTTTCAAGATACTTCTGATATTCTTCTTGATTTTTACGATCACGCTTGAGAGACATTACTTTTTTCTCTTTCTAAGATATTCTGCTCTTTGTTCCATAGACATTCCCTTAGTTTCCTCTACGACCTTTTTCTTCTCAGAAGCCGAGAGTCCACTATAAATGTCCATCACTTCTTTTCTGGCTTGAGCACCTTTTCTTAGTGCAAGCAATAGCTTTAAGTCATCAGTGCCATACTCAGGCAATTTTTCTTTCTTTGCCATGTTAACTCACATACAGACAATCTATAGTTTCATTACCAGCAGAACCATAAAAATACAGTTTAGAAACATCATCAATATCAATCTTTAGTGCTCCCCACATACCACCAGCATTAGCCCCAGCAGCTTCAATCCAGGGAAGGGGGATACCAGTGGTGGCTGTACATGCCGTACCAATTGTCACTCTAACAGTAGCAGCAGAAGCAACTAGATAAACACTCTTGCAGGGAAGAGAAGTCCCGTTGTTGCCCTGTGCCACATTAGATGAAATGGTCATTCGCACGGAACCACCACCGGTATTCACAAGATTGGTTCTTGTGTTGGCATATTTTGTGTCAGCCATTTAAATCCCCCATTTCTCCCAAATCTTAGCCACAATTTTCTTAACAATAACTTCCCAAAGGACCACACCAACAGCCATAGAAATCAACAGATTCAACACAGTAATCTCCTTAAATAGACTTAGCCAGACGATTAGGATAGGATTCATCCAATTCAACATTCGTGCTCAGATAGAAAACCTCAACGAAGAGTCTACCAGCACTAACACTAGTCCAATCACTGGCACTAGTTGCAGTGAGCACAACTGACGTATCTGTGGAAATAGGCACCAGGCCGGCATCACCCGAACCAGTAACGTCACAGACTTCCATCAGGTTGTCAGCAGCCGTATAGATATTGTGAGTAGTGAGCGAAAAAGCGTCGGCATCACTGCCATCACCAATATCCAAGACACAGGAAGTATCACCAGTGAACCCAGTGACAACATGTACCTTACTTCCAATCACAAAACTGCCAGCAGGAATCTGTTTATCAAGCGTAATAGTACCAGCAGTGCTTCCGCCATCTGTAAAGTCAGAATAGTCAACCCACTGTGCAACCTTCCGCAGACCAAGACCAACAGGAGAACGCTCAAGGTTGACATTCAAATATCTAGCAGAACTCATTTAATAACCTTTCATTTTATCTATCAGCAGCATATAACCAATCAGTGCCAGTGCCGTATCTAGCGAAGCCACGTAGGACAATTTCTGACTGCTCACCATTAGTGACTTTTCCAAGAAAATCCGCCGTGCCAGTAACATCGGCTAGAATCATGGCAGTCAACATCTCAGAAGCAATCTGAGCATGAATACCAATCTTGTTTTCCTCCTGTGCTTCGGCCACAGCATAAGCCATTTCCAATAACACCTCACCGGCCCTTGTGCCACCAAGAATTAGATCAGCAGTATTTTCCGGTTTGGGAGGATTGACAAGATATGTAAAAATCAGATTATTACTGCCATTAGGTTCCGGCCACAACCAAATTTCCCAAGTAGTACCAATTTCTGCATCTTGTGACACAGGATAAAGAGCATACTCTGTAGGAAAAGAAGACACTGAAGCAACGGCACGCTTGGACAAAATCATGTCTGGATTGACTTTAATTAATTCACTATATGGCTCGGCATCTCCATATTGTGGAAAACCAATCATTTCATCAAAATCATTAGGAAGCTGATACTTCCAGATTCCAGCTTTAGTGACAAGATGAAATGACTTCTTCAAAAAGGACCAAGTATGCTTCCGCTTAGTGATAGGATGCAGTGGAAACAAAAATTGTCGATAAGCTCGATAGATAATATTCTTAACCTTGGTCAAATTTGTTCCAGATGGAGAAGTGCCAAGGCCAAGAAAGTCACTGACTTGATTGTAAATATCTGCAAAAGTTAGATCAAGTCTACTCATTCATATACCCTATAAAGTCAGTGGGGGAGAAGGCTCCCCCACCAACAAGGAGACAGATTATTCCTTTGCATCTGTCTTGACTTCATCTTCAACAATAGTTTCCATACTATTAACAATCATCATCACGCCTTGCAGATTGGCAATACCGCCATGACGAAGAGCGATATCACAAAGCTGCTTAATCATTTCACGACCCTGTGCATCAACCTTAATAACCATCTCTGTCTCCACTAAACATTAGTTAAGGTCAGCCAAGACCGGAATATGATACGTGGTGCCAGCAACTTTAATAGTAATGGAACCACCCCAATGAGGCGTAAACGTAGTGTCCGCAGTCTGCATAGCAATAGCCGCAGCACTATCAGCGGTAAACCATGCATCGGGAGTATCAGAACCCTGATTGACAAACCGCATCTGAGTACTCAAAGTAGGAGCATCATTGTTCTGAAGAACAAACGTAGCAGCCGACACATTGGAGTTGGCCACATCACCGGGAGTTGCATCCTGATTCTCAAATTTGAAATAACCACCGGTCAAGTTAGTTCCAGCAGCAGGGGTACAGCCAGTCTTAACAATAGTGTGAGCAGCAATAGCACACACATCTGCATCATAACTACCAGTATGAGCCACGTTAGCGTTCACAACGCCTTCTGCTCTGATCGCACCAAGACCCATATTCATGCCAGCGCCACCGGCTTCGCCACGCACACGAAGAACGCTCATATCGCCGCCGGTCTGGTCAGACTTGACCATCATCTTGAACGGAATCAGAGTGCCACTCGATGTACCAGTACCAACCAGCAACTGGGTAGTAGAACTGACACCGACACCAAGGTTAGCCATTGCTTCGGGGGAATGCAACTTAGCTAGACACAGGCCATTAGTAGAACTACGATCAACAGTTTCCTCGGCGATAGCAACGACAACGCAGCTACTAGTGGAACTAGCATACAGCGGACTAGAGAAAGTCTGCGAGGAATCAGTGATTGCAAGCAGCGTTTGTCCTACTGTGCTGTACACTGAACTGCGAACAGGAACGATTGCCCCATTAGGAGCATAAAGTTCAAGAAACAGACTAGCTCCATTAGCCACAGTCTGACCAACCCATGAACCAGGAGCAACAACTCCTGCAAACCACTGAAGATTGAGATCGTTCGGATTTTCAACCCGAAGGTATTTACCCTCATTCTGATATCCTTCAGCAGTCGTGTTGGGGTCAGTCTGGCAATCGACCTCACCACCCTCACTTTTACTATAGCCAGTAAGGTTAGCCGTAGTGTCGTAATTAAAACACATAGGCTCGCCTTCATAGATGGTCTTGGTAGACCCAGAAGTGTTAGTATACAATACCCGATGCCGCTCCCTGCGAGGATTCAATCCATACTGCACTTTAGTCTCATTGCTCATAATTAACCTTTCTATAAACGTAACATTAGAAGTCAATAGGCAACAAGCCTACGGTATCATTACTGTGCATACTTCTACTGTTACCTAATAACTTACTGCTGCGAAATCAGGAATCCAGCATGACGACGATTGCGACCATGAATGCAATATTCAAGATCACCGTACACCGTCATCACAAGGTGCTGACCACCAGCCGCACGATTCACCGGCTCAGAAATCTTGAAGTTCCAAGCGCTATGCACGATAGGATAAATCAAGTTATGGTTAATCCCAAAAATAGGATCAGTACCGTAGCGATTAGTATCCGCAGTATCCAAAATAGGAACATACTCAAGAGGAATGTTCATGAAGTGCGGAACGCCATAATGAACCTGCGGTCTGAAACCCATCTGATCGTCAGCTTTGGCATACAACTGAGCGGTCTGAGCCTGCACATTCAAAGACGTATACATACTAAAGGCAGGAGAATACCCATCGGTATTCAAATCCAACACCTTAGGGGTCTGCGGACCGCGGAAGGTCAACCGCTGCATAGCCTTGAACAGAATCAGGAACAGGCTGTCATCAATCTGCCCATTGTGGTCAGCATAATAACTAGCCCAAAGCGGATTAACAGTGGAACTACAGGCCAAGCCACCAACGTTAAACGAAGTGCCATCACCATACTTGGCAGTATAACCAGTCCAACCACCAGTAGAATTATCAGTACCGAGAGGCAACCAGCCACTAACACCAATAGGCGTCAGAACATCATCAGAGTTAGCCGGAGTAGAGAACAACTTGACAAAAATATCATCCACCCACTCTCTACACATGTTATCGTACTTGTTCTCAACCATGTCGAAGATTTCCTCAAGACCGCCACGGTTGAGATCGGCCTCAATCAGGTTATACGAGAAGTTAGTCGTACTATGAACCCAATCCGTACGATATTTCTTCTCGATATTGACCACATTGTGGGTATCCTCATCCCACAGCCCGGCATGTTTAGCATTGCCTTCGCTGCCGAGATTCACATGGTCCTCAATGTACTTTCCACCACGAATCTTGACGGCATTTTTCCAGAAAGTGTTAAAAACCGCATAAGTGCTGTACAAGAATGTATTGGCCGGTTTCTTAGACTGGATATGCTGAAGAGTACCATTAGTAAAATCAACTGCCTGTTGAAGGGTAACAACATCACTCATAAATTAACTCCTAATTTAGCTAATCCCTGCGCGACGAGCAATATTATCAATCAAAGCACGTCGTTTTTCCTCCTCTGTAGCATATTTTGTTTCCATAGTATGCTCAGATCGCTTGGGACTTAGCCGCATTTCTTGTTTCTTCAAGTCCCTTATCACCTTACTACGAACATCCTTTTCCATATTTTTGCCTTTATACCAAGCTAAGGCATCACTTAGAGCATCATTCCAGTTACTGCCAGCCTGATGAAGTTTCACAGCAACTTGCCACACGGCATTACGTGCTTCGAACGCTTCACCCTTGGGAACAATCTTCCCGGCATTGGCTGTGCCTTTGGGAAATCTAGGCAATTCACTAGTTTTTCCAAAGACTGGAAAGTCTTTAGAAGCGGCGTCAAAGAACTCATCAGCAGTAATTTGATACTGACGAGCTTCTTTTGCAGACCTATCCTGTTCGGCAGTTTTCAAGCTATTCTCGATCTTTCCGATTTTCTCCTGGTACTTGGCTTCTATGGCTTTCTCAATTTTCTCCAGATAAGGCCTTAGTTTCTCGTCATCCAATTCCAATGTTTCTGTTACAGTCTTTTCTTTAGGTTCTTCGGTAGGCTCGTCCTCCAATTTTGTTTCAGCTTGCAGTTGTGGAATCAATTCCTCCAGTTCTTTATTGCTATACTTACTAGCAAATTCAATGATCTGATCTTCAGTCCAGCCTATTTTGATAGCTGCTTCAGTAAATTTATCGGAGATATCTTCCTCAAATTCAGGCTGAACTACTTCCTTCGTATCTTCTTTCTTTCCAAAAATTTTTTCCTTCATCTTGCTGATAAAAGATTCTTTATTCTCAGCAGAGGGTTTCTCTTCATCAGAAATCTTCTCAGGCTCGACAACATCAGCTGGAAGAGTAGTATTATCCACAACATCAGTTTCAGTAGTTTGAGTAGTCTCAATCGATTCGGTAGTTGGGAGTTCCTCAGGCATTCTCTGTCTCCTTGAACTTATTATTTAACTGCTTCTCTGCAATCATCACAAACTTTGGCAGCAGGAGCACGCGGAACAAAATCTTTTCCACACTTCACACATTTCTTGGATTTATAAGTCACTCCATCTTCGGACAAATCATCTGCCTCACTCTCCTCGGCTCTCAATTCGGCAAGAACTTCTTTGATAATCTCTTTGATTTTATCTTTAGACAAAGTATCTTTCTGGACAAATTCCTGTTCAGTTTTGAAGCCAGGTTGGAGATTGCGTTCAGCACAAACTTTGCATCTTCCAACTTCATCCAAATCAGTCTTAAGAAACTCAGCTTTGCAAACACTGCAAGGAGCATCATTCAAATCAATCAACTTATTCATATCTGTCTCCTTAATACTCTTCCATGCCAAAATATTTCATCAATTTAAGTTTTTCTTGTCTGTTACGAACTAGAACAGGACCATGATCCCCGAATTTAAATTCGATATCTGGATGTTTCTTCAAATGTTCACGTCCCTCCTCAGGAGTAGCACAACCCATACTCCAAGACCAGCGAGGGTGATCTTCATTCATTTCAGAACGACTTCTGACTTCGGTCTCCACATCACGAGAAGCAGGACCCAAACATTCAGGACACTTCTGAGTCTGGTTACGTTGTGAGATACAAACAATATTATCGAATTTAAATCCACATTTGTCACATCGATAAGAGTAAGTAGGCATAGTTAACCATATGGAATAATTAGTAATGGATTTACCCGAACATAGGTGGATTTTTTAGTGCATCCACACTATCCTGAACAGCATCAATTTTTGCATTAATAGTAGTGACAGTTGCTCCAATCTCACTGATATTGGTGGTGCCTACAGAAAAGCTTTTTACAGCCTTACCACCGTTGGCATCACTAACCTGGACAAGCCACAAACCCTCAGCATCAGGAGTAAAACTCTTTTTGTACCGTCCAGTAGTACCAATTTCCGTCATGGCACCCGATTGGACAGAATCCAAAACCCCAGCTTCATCATAAACATCCATCGTCACAACAATACCAGAAACTGCATTAGCAGGCTGATATACAACATCAATAACTTCATTTATTTTATAACTTTTATCTGCCATGTTAGGTTCCTATAACAAGGTATTCTACTGTACTTACTTCCTCAGTAACATTATTTTTGATATACACAGTTCCAGTTGGAACAAATACACTTGCTTCACCTTCTTTTATCAAAAGCTCGGAATTAAAACTAGTATTGAAAGAAGTATCCACATTCACATCATTGGTAATACACTCCATTACAATCAATAATGGAGTAGTGACATCTCCAATGTCGAGAGCTTCAGCGACACCAGTAGTGGATTGAGTCTGTCGCAAATGGGCAAACGTAGTCGGAGTTGTAGTAGTGGCAAAAGACACAGGCAGTTGAATATTTTTATTCAATCCATCTAGTTCCACTACGATATTACATTTAGCAGATGCAGTCATTTCTTTTCCTTATTCACTTTAATTATTAACATGGCTGAAATACTACCGCCCAATGCAGCAGCTACTGCATCATACCAATAACCTTCTCTTGCCAACCACATTCCTAGAAAGATACCAATCAACTCATCCAAAAATATAATACCACACAAAACTGAAGTCCAGGCATTTCGGAATGCGTAGCTGCGGGCGAACGTGAGTCCCCAAACTAAAAAGCCAGAGAGGAACATCAGCAAAGGCCGTAAAAAGAGAGACATCATTATTCTCCGTCATCTAATTTCTCCACCTTAATAATAACACTTTTTGGTATAACAAGAACGTTATGAGTATCTTCGGCAATATTGCTTGCCAGTCTTAGAATCTCTCCATCATCATTCACAACCCAACCGACTGATTTTGCTTTTACTAGTGGATAATCTAGCGAATCATCATGAGTAATCCATGAATCATAGCTAGCAATATCATTCCAGTGAACAATAACTAACATTCCTGACTTCAAGGCTTGTTTCTTAGCCATTGGATTTCTTTCTCTTCAGGCTCTTTCGCTTCATGGCATAGGCAATTGCCACAGCTTGTTCTTGTGACTTACCAGCTTCCATCTCTTTTCTTACATTTTCACTAAAAACTTCTTTAGAAGTTCCGCGTTTCAGAGGCATTCTAGTTCTCCACTTCACAAATATACATAGGCGGATTATAGTTTTTAATTTCAAATTGATTCAATCTGAACAACTGTTTAACAACGTCCAGATTATACATAAAAACAGCAACAGGAACGGAATAATTCACTGTAGCATCCATACCAGCGACTAGAACACCAACAACTTCACCCTTCAGATTGAATACAGGACCACCAGAGTTGCCTGGCTCAGCAGTAGCATCAGTCTGAAATGTCACACGCCACCCAAAACCATAGTTTACATCTGCATCAAGATTACGCTGCATGGCCGAGATAATGCCAAGACTAACAGAATTGATGTTATCACTACCAAAGGGACTGCCCATGATAAAAATAGGATCACCAACACGAAGATCAGTCACTCTAGCCAGTAGGGCATATTTAAGTGGCTTGGTCGGATTAATCTTCAAGAAGGCCGCGTCATAATCTTTGCATTCAACAGCAACGTCAGTCTCATATTTGGTACCATCGTCCAAAGTAACAATAAACTTACCACCACCATCAGTAACATGCTTGGCAGTAAAGATAATACCATCTGGACTGATGATACATCCTGAACCCTGGCACTTACCAACTTTCTCGATATGGACAACTGTACTGCGGACACTTGCAACCTGATTTGCAATTCCCTGCACAACAGGTTTAGGAACACAACCTGCAATCAGTCCCATGAGAATAAGAATACTAAATAACTTTTTCATCTGAAGTACGCTCCTGTTGCATGTTTAAATTACTATTTTGGTTACCCTGTGTCGTACCAAATGCGTCCGATCCCATATTTGGTTTGCCTTCACTACGTCTAGTAAATGGCTGCATTTGATATGGAACTGACTCACCAGGCTTAGGCACAATTGTTTTATAAAACGTATTGAAGTTTGTAATGCCACTGTAATCGGCCAAGAGCTTTGTGGCTTCAGGAATACTAAGCTGGGCACCCTGAGCCTCTGCAATCTGTAGAGTAGGCAGAACCCACTGGGACATAAGCTGCATGATCTTCTGGTATTGAATTTCAGGCGATGTTCTTTGCGTGCTATACGGTACAACCTTAAAAACAAAATCGTAAAAATCTGCAACTTTATCTGGTTGGGCAAAAACCTCAGGCAAAGGCCCATACCCAGGCACATTTTTCACTACCGGCACTTCGAGAGTAGGATCAGTCCAATATGTCCATGCCAATTTCTTGACAATTGAAGTCATGAACCCGTGGAACCGATTATACATATTGCCAATAATACGAGTAGCGTTATTATAAACCAACTGCTCTTGCCCCAATGTAGGAGCTTGGGCTCCACGTCCACCCAAAACATCAGGATTAGCTCCTTGTTTTGTCTGCTCAGTCAGAATAAAACTAATATAATCCCAGTTACTTCTATCCTTGATTCCATTCAAACTAATCATCTTAAAAGCATCAGGACTATCAATCTTGACAGCACCAATATTGGGAGCTTTAATAGCTTTCTTGATATCCTCTTCAGATTCTGCCGAATAGCCAATCAAATCCTTCTGATTCTCAACCAACTCACGCAACTTATCGACAACCAAATTAGCAGTAACATCCATGTCGTGCCACTTCCAAGCCGGAGGAATAGGAAGAGGAGACTCGGGCAGATACTGATAACCTAGATAGTCATAAGGTCCATCACCTGGACCATCCCACTCCCGTGTACGTAAAATCTTGTCCGTCTTTCCTTCCGGCATAATTGTAATGATAGTATTATCATCACGAAGATAAAGATCGATAAATGTACTATAATCCCTCAATGCAAACATTTTTCGATCAAAATCAGGATGATCGATTTCATGAGGACTAAAATCAGTCAACAATTTACTGTCTGAAGTAATCCAATCTGGATTAACTTTTCCCTTACCAAAAAAATCTTTGGCATATTCTGTAGGCAAAGTGTAGATATCGCCCTCAAAAACAAAATTAGTGCGACATCTAGCAGATGGATCACCGACATAATTACTGTCATCAATCAATTCCACCCTTGGAGTACCACGTTTGATTACTTCATCTTCTAGAGAAATAATTCTATCATAGTAATAATCAGTCCTTGTGATTGCCGCACCAAACATAGAGTTAACAGCAGCAGGAATAAGGACAGTTTCGGCAAAATTCATCTTGGTTAGAAGATAATTAATAGCCAGAGTTGTAGTATATGCCCAAGGCTTATATTCCAGCACATCGGTTTCTACCAAAACTCTTGGGTTGCCTTCAACCAAAAATGGCACAATTGTAGAAACTCCACGATCAATCAGATTAAGTACATGATAACGACTATACTTCTCATCGAAATAACCAGAAGCCATCAACTTAATCAAAGATTTTCTATGTGAGAGTGCTGGCTTTGCATATTGCTGCCAGACTTTAACCAACTGTTGCAATCTGGCAACAAAACTCTGTTTCGATGTTTTTGAATTAAGTACTTTCTTGTCCATTAGTACAAAAACCTTCGCTCTGTTCGTGAATCATTCTCTAGTTTTTCTTCAAGTTGTTTTTTCCTATACTCAAAACTATCGATATTCACTGTTGTTTTTTCAATTTTTGGTGCTTTGTGCTGATATTTACTACCCAACACACACAAGCCAACAGCAATTACTCTATCTCCGTGTCGTTTTCTGGCACCAGATTTCAAATCCTGATACTCTTCGGCACCAATGTCACCATTTTCGTAGAAAACATAACTACGAAGTTCTTTCAAAATCTCTTCATCATGGATAACACAGGACGTATAACTGCGTTCCGTTTTCAATCCTTCTGATAAGGCAATACCGAGCTCGGACAAAAGGTCAGATTTACTATTGGGGTTACTGTTCCATCCCCATTTATTCTGGGTTTTGTGTGTTTTTCCGTCTTCAACTCTTTGGGTATATACTCTACGACAACCATCTTTAACTAGCCGACGCCCAAAGTTAATTCCATGCCCACCGTTATTTTCAAAAACGACATAGGCATTGTTAAAAATTGTAGCCATTGCAGCGACTATGTCAGCAAACTCTTCTGGTGGAGTATTGGGACAAACCCATGTCCCAACCAAATCATGGGTGTGGACATCGAGAATAGCGGCTACGCTATTTGAATTTCCAGTACCCAAGGAAGGATCACAACCAATCACATAATTATGATTGATGATCGGCATTCCCTTTTCATTGACTTCTCCCCACCAGCGAAACCTTTGTCGTCCTGATCGTATAACATGAGCATTAACTACATGTCCATCGGCATCACGTTGATAGCCAAAGTCCCCATTAAACCTAGGGTCAGAGATGGTAGAAGTTTCGATCCGTGCCAAAGTGATAGTAGAGAATACCGAATCCTGTGAACCAACAGGAGAAGCCCAAACATTGGATACAAAATCACGAAAGTTGCCTTGTCGGCGTTCCTCTTCTTTATCATGCCACGGAGAACGCACGTCAGCCCCAGGAGGAAGACCTTCACACTTATCAGCAATAAACTTTGGTGACGGTCCAGTATATCCACGGCTGAGCAACTCCTTCTCCAGTTCAGACAGCTTAAATGTCCAATTAAAATCCTGAGTAAATATTTGAGGATAATTTGTGGTATAATATTCTTTGTCCACAATTTCTATCACATTATAGTCAGGAGTTTTGTACAGACCAGCCGCCTTCTCTGGGTTTTCATACCAAAGAAGATTAACTACAGCCGTACTGGGTTTACGCAAAGCTCTGGCGAATGGATGGCTTTCACCATACCAGTGAGTACTTCCATATATAACACAACCAGTAACATCATGAACGCTTCCTTCAATGGATTCAGCCACTCTTGGCTCAACCCTACCAAACTCATCTAGAAAAATAGCAGTCGAACGACGACCAGCTGAAAACGATTCGTTAGTAGTTTCACCACGAATTACACTATTCACTGCTGGAATATTGAGTTGCATGTCCTTGCGATTCAATAGCGGGTTGTACTGAATCGTCTTTTTTAGCCAGCCGGGCATTGTGTCAAATGCATAATCGATCTTTGCAAACAAAGTATAAGGATCACCCTTACTGTCCACCAAATCCTTATTTCTTGAACCAACAATATAGTATGAATCAGGAAGAATTGACAGTAGGGCAATCAACTTTGTTACTATTTCAGTTGCTCCTTCATCCCTAGCTTTGTTGATTCCAACATCATTTTGATGTATAATACTAGAAGTAATAGTATCTACAGCTTTTTCCTGTTTTGGCCGAAGAATAAAAGGACGATTTCTCAAACCAACTGGAAGTCGTGGGTTAAGTGTCCATGCAAAAGCATTGAAATAAATCTTTGGATTCTCAAGCATCATCTTAAGAACAATCTTCTGTAAAGATGAATCTTTATCCAAAACAGGACTTAGAACATTCATCCTAAAATTAAGATTTTCTTCTAGTCCTTTTGGAATTGCCTCAAAGAATCCATCTGGACTATCAAAAATCTTTAGATTCATTGTGGAAATCCTGCACTAGTATTATCTGTGTTGACATAAGGCGTAGAAGGATATGCCGGCTGCGGAGTATAACATGGAATAAGATAATATAAATAACTATGCTCCTCAAGCCATTTCACTCTACGCTCAAGTTCTTCTAGTTTTTGTTTCAACTCTGGTTTAGTCATTTGTTTGAAAACTCCACAATCTTAGCTGTAACAATCTGAGATTCGGATTGGTCTAGAACATTTTCAGCGTATTTTACCAAACGCTCTCTAAGCTCTTCAGCCTTCGCTTCTTTTGCAACAGTAGCAACTTGCAGCAATGCGCTTACATAGCCCAATTCATTTGCTGTCAGCATTTTCTGTCTCCACAAATTTTGCATCAACTACATCTGCTGTAAGTAGTTTAGTTTTATTGGCTTCTTCCAACAATGCACCAGCTAATTTTTCTATCTGTTCAGACGAAAGTTCCTCAGTATTATCGATAATCAATCCACGTTTTGTTAGATCAACTCGATGCTTAAACTGTTCGGGCATCCTATTTGTTGCCATAAAAATAGCCATCTGAGCATTGGCCGGTTGGTGTTTGATAGATTCTTTCTTTTTGACCCATTCCCCGTCCTTGTTATACCCCCACTCTTCTTCGACATAATCGTAACCAATAGCAGAACGAAACATCTGAGCTACAAGAAAGCTGTCGGCCATCCTGGCTCCAGCTTTACAAGCCTCTACCACCTCTGGATGTTTCTTTTTGAGGTTATGCAGCCAATCAACCGTATTGGCTCCCTGATAACCAACTACCATGCCAATGTCAGATTCAGTCAATCCCATTGCTACAAGATTCTGAATCACAGGCAACATTCTAATATCAAATCTAGCCCGTTCTGGAAGAGTAAACTTTCGCTCCTTTCCTTCTGTAAAACTCTTTCTCTTTTTCTCACTCATTTTGATTTCCCAAATCCTCGTTCATCTTTTGGTGGAAAGTCTACCCTACGACTATACTTTACCATACATTCAATACACCAACTATAGAGGCCTTCCCTGTCTTCTCTTTCTAGGAAGTCATAATTGGACTTTATCCTTTTGCATTTTTTACAGTAGGCCATCTATGTTGGTTCCTTACAGTATGGACAGAATCTGGCGTTATAAGCTTCGCTTATATTCTTTTCTCTTATTTCTTGTAGAGCCAGAGGTAAATACACATGGTAAAGGGATAACCCTTTACCAAAGATTTATTCAGAGGTTATACCATAGAAGAATATAAGAGTCTCTATATTATATGCAGAAAAATACCCTAAAAATTAACAAGAATTCTGTGCAACATG